AGCGATACGACGCCCGCGCGGATCGCGTCGGCTGCGTCGCGGTTCGGATCCCACGCTCCGCTTACGTCGACAACGTCCGGACGCTTACGCGTGAGCGGAGTCCCGACGGGGCTCCCCGCTTGCATAGCTGCGAGCACGAGAGAGAGGTATTTCGGCGCGAGTGTCTCTTTGATCCCGCGTGGGTTGAGCACGTCGATCGACTGCCCGACGATCGCGATGTTTCGGTCGTTCAGCTCTTGCGTATAATCACTCTTGAGCGTCGCGAGTGACGTGTTCGCAGCGACGCTCATCCACGCGTTACGCTCACGACCCGCGCGAGCTGCGAGGGGGAGATGTTTCTTCACCTCGTCCATCTCGTTGATTGCGTTAGTCCACGCGACGACGATCTGAATATCACTCGACTCGATGGTCTGGAGCGCGTCGGTCCAGTCGCTCAGGATTACAGCGCTCGACGCGCCTCCTGAGAGTCGCACGTTCACCGCTGAATCGCCGTCGCTCTGCGCGAGTCGCTTAGTCCCACCGCTCGCGCGCTCTACGTCCACGAGTTGAGATGGTGCGAGCGCTTGGATCACCGCGTACAGGTCCGCGCGCAGCGTCGCCTTGTTCCCGACTGCGATGATGTCGGATGAGGTGAGCGCGTCGATCTCGTCTGCGGGATACGAGCGCCCCGCGTCATACGTCGCGGTAAAGCCTGCGAGGCTGTTGATCGCCTCGATCAGCTCGCGGAGGTTCGCGAACTCCGAAGGAGTGAACGCGATCTCGCCCGCGATGTCGAGCGTCCCTGTGTATGCGTTGTCTGCTGTGCTCACAGCGATCGACGAGATCGAGCTGTACGTGTTCGCGCTGTCTTGCGCCGTACCAACACCCGCGACGAACGTGAGCGTCTCGGTCGCTGCTGCGCCATTCTCATCGAGTCCAGTGATCACGACATCGACCGCGCTCGCGTGGTCGGTCTCGTTGAGTCCGATGTTGAGCGTGGACGAGGTGCTCATGTCCGCGACATCTACGCTCAGCGCGCCAGCGTTCATCGCTGCCGTCTCCTGAGTCCATGAGATCGAGAGCGCAGAGCGAGACGCGCTCAGCGACACGAGAGTGAGGAGCGAGCCCGCGTAGTACAGCGACGCGAGATCTCCGCTCTCGATGTTCTCGAAGGTCTCCTCGATCGAGTCGCGCTTGATGGTGATCGTCGCTTGATCGGTGTTCGTGTTCTCGACGTCCACCGTGACGCGATTCCCACGCTCACCATACACCGATGATTTAACGCTCAGCGCGTCGCCCCCGTCGGTGTCGAGTAAGATCGCGCTCGCCTGCGTGGTGCTCTGCACGTTCAGGAACGAGAGCGAGTTCACGCCCGCGGGGATGCGGTCGTCGAGTGACGGAGAGAACGCGAGTCGCGCGAGCTGTGCGAGCTCTGGATCCGTTGGATCATACGCGACGAGGTTCGACGCGCTCGTGAACGTGAGCGCCTCCGATTGTTTGAACGAGGGGAACGCGCCGACGATGCAGACGTTTCCCGCACTCGGCTCTTGACCACCGAGCGCAGAGGCGTCGACGGTCGCGTATACCGCGGGACGGAATACGCGGAGCCCGTTTAGATTGAGTGATGACGGCATTTAATCCTCCTATAGATTCGCAGTGAGTATATCACACATCGACGCCCCCCGCCGTACCCGATGCGTCGGTTTGATCGCTCGAGAGCACGAGGATCTCGTCACCAGAGTACACATCAACGTCGAACTCAGCCGACGCGGGGATCGTGATCGAGACGCGTCGGTCCGCTGTGACCGTGACGCGCCGTATATAGAGCCCGAGCTCCTCCGCTGCGAGGTCCTCCTCGGGAGCGAGCCCCGATGCTCCCCCGTACTCGACGAGGTGATACCCCGCGCGATGGAGCGCGCGTCGAGCGATCGCGATCGACGCTCTCGTGAGGACATGATAAACGCGCGCCATATCAGCGGAGCGCGCCATGATCAGAACCTCAACCGTCTCGCGGATCAGATACGAGTCGACGCCTCGCCCTTGATCGTCCCTCACGTCGAAGTCGCCGAGGACCGTCTGCGTCACGCGCTCGTCTTGCGGAGTGACGACCAACATCGGCGCCTCGTCAGTCCCTCGCGACGAGCGTGTCCGGAACAGCGGGTAATGTTGCGAGAGCTCAGCGAACCACGCGCCGAGCACGTCGTCGCTCACTCCCGCGAACAGCGCGCGAAACTCAGCCTCGCGCGTCTTGTAGTACGCGAAACCGGCAGCGAGCGCGCTCTGTGCGTTGAGGTCGAATAACATTTTAGTACACCTGAGAGATGAGCGTCGGGAGCTCCCTCGATACGTCGTCCATGATTCGGCGCGGGGTGATCCCTGAGCTCATCCACGCGTCGGGGTGGGTGTTCGAGTAGCTCGCTGTACGCCACGTCCGATAACCGCTCGTCTGCGTGCGCGCTCGACCCCCCGCTCCTCGAGAGTACGTGGACGCGAGACGCACGAGACCCGCGAGCGGGTCGGTTACATGGTGCGACCTGAGCTTAGGTACGCGTCCCGAGGGGAGTCGCCCGCCGTATCGTGTCTGGCGGTTCGCGTCGGTCGTCGTCGCTTGGAGTCTCCGCGCAGCGTTCGCGATCAGCGAGCCATAGTTCGCTTTGAGGTCCTTCGCTTTGTGTCCGAAGGGGACGTGTAAATAGAGCCCGCCGTCCTTGCGTCTGCGTATGTTGCGCGTCGACGCTTGGAGCAGATATTTACGGACGTCATACGGTCCCGTCGTGCCGATCCCCCCGCTTCCCATCCCCTGCTCGACCATGTGCGCGATGATCGCGGTCGAGGGAGACGCGGGTAATCCGCAGATAAAGCCAGACGGCGAGACGTCGCGCACCTGAAGCGAGCGCAGATACGCAGCGCGCGTCGAGTTCAGTTTGTTACGCGCTCCCGCGCTCCACTCGGCGAGCACGAGGTCCGCGAGCGTCTGCGATCGACGTCGCGCCTCCTCGGGACCGAACCCGAGCGCGCGCATCAATGCGTCTGTGTTGGCGTCGATCTGCGGCATCTCATCACCCCATGAACTCGAGCGAGCACTCGACTTGTATCGGGAGCGTGATCGGCGCCTCGGTGGTGCGCTTACGTCGCCGTGTAGAGTCGCGGTGAGTGTGAGGGTGACTAGCAACGTAGTACCGAGGACGCGCATAATACGAGACACTGTAACGCAGACCCTCCGCGGGCGCTGTACCGCTCGCGTCGCCGAGTGAGAAATCGAGCTCGCCGTCCTCAGTGACGACAAAGTCGGTCCCCTCTGTTAACGAGTTAGCCTCGGCGCTCAACCCTGTCGCGTCTGCGAACTGTAGGCGCAACACACGGACGACGGTCTCGCCGTTCGCGAGGTCCAACGTCCGTGACTGGATCGGGTAGCGTAACGCCTCGACCGCGTTCGCCGTTCGCGTCTGTGTCTCTCGGAACACGAGCACGGAGTCGACGATCTCAAACCGATCACCGAACGCGGGGAGGTGCTCGGGTAGCGTCGTGATCGACACCATCCCTCGAGCGTACTCGCCATACACAGCAAACGCGTCGGTTTTACTCGACCCCGATGTCACGATCGCGCGGATCGTCTGCTCGCTGTGCCAGAAGTAGCCCCGACCGTCACACAGCGGACAATCGGGCCGGGCTTCGCCTGTCTCAGTAGACGCGCTCGAGTAGCTCAGATCGAGCGTAAAGTCGCTCGCGCTTCGAGCGCAGGGACACTCGGCGCACTGCGCCCACGTCAGATCGACGCCCTTCGCGAATATATGTTTCCTGAATCGCTCAGGATCGAAGTCGACGCGCGGTCGCACCTTCGTCGGCTCACGGCTCGGGAACGTCGTCATCAGATCACACCGAACTGAGTGACGCGATACTGTGAGCGGAGCCCGTTCATGAGTAGCTTGTATTGCTTGTCGAGGTTCTCGGCGCGCGCTGAATACCCCGAGTACATCGCGGAGGACGTCGTGTCGATCGACGTGCTCAGCGAGTCGACGCTGACAGACTGCGACGCGATACCCGCGCCGAGGATCAGGTCACCCGCGACGTGTAAGAGTAAGAGCGTCGCCGCTTTGATCGCGACGGCTTGCTTGAGGTCCGCGGGGAGTGTGTCGAGCGTCCACGCGATCACGAGGTCCTCCGCAGGCGCGCTCGTTACGCTGAGCGTGAATCCTTCGTTCCCTCGACCGCTTACGCGCACCGACGTTTGATCCGTCGTTACTTGGTACGAGAGCAACACGCGCGAGTCGAGCGTGACGTCGACGCTCGTCTCTCCCGCGGGGATCGTCGCCGTCCCTGTGCGCTCATCAAACCCCGCGCTATAGTCGAACTCAAAATATGCGGGGATGTAGTCGCGCGATTCGTAGATCCCGAAACCGCCCATCAATGGGACGCCCGCGCGGAAAAAGTACGAGCCGAGTGACTCCTCGCTCGGGATGAGATGTATCTGTCCGTGGGTCGTCGAGGTCGCCGTGATCCACGATGTCGGGACCTCGACGGGCTGAAACGAGCCGAACCTGATCCGCGCAGCCTGGAACGAGATCACGGGGCGCGCGTCGAGTCGGAAAGGCCAGTACGAGAACTGCCCTTGTCGCTCGGCGTCGTGGCGCTCTCGCGTGACCTGAAACGGCTCGACATTGATCCCGAGATCGCTCTCGACGTGCCGGATCGCTGCTTGTATAGATTGGGTGTAGACGAGGTCCGGATAGTCCGAACCGTCGTCGAGCGTGAGGTCGATCCCGAGGAGCGTCGTACTCTTCAGAAACTCGGGTGTGATCTGTGAATAGATACCCATGTGATCGACCTCTCTCGCTCTCAGTCCGCGGAGCTCTGGCGCTTAGCGCGCTTTCGCTTCTTCGCGGGTGCGCTCTCCGTGGGTGCGTCGACCTTCGTAAATCCGATCGATGGAGCCCACAGCTCGAGCGCGTGACGCGCGTAATCGTTCATCTCGACGACGTACCCCTCGCGGTCGATCTTCACCGAACCGCGACCGGAGCCGACGTCGAGCGTACACGCGCGCAGTGTGTCATGATACCAGCGCATCAATCAGCCTTAAGCGATGGTGTCGAGCATCGAGGAC